TGGCGTAGTTGTTTCAACAAACCGCCTATCAGATGTTCCCCCATACTACACCGCCACCCCTTCAAGTAGCCAAGGACGGGGGGCATCATCAGGGTGCAGGAGGTGGGCCATCGTGGCGTTGGTCATGGCATCCACCTCGTCCAGATCCTTACCCTCGAACTCTCGGACAACGGCGTACCAGAGGTTCTCGACCTCGTGGGCGTACACACTCCCCTCGATCTCCAGCCTCTCGTTCAGCCACTTGGCTGCGGTCTTGTCCCCGAAGCGGGGGCATCCCTTGTACCCGTCGACCGGGTCACCAGCCAGCGTCTGCTTCAGGTGGTGCCAGCGGGCCTGCTCCTTCGTGTTGCAGATCAGCTCCTTGGGGAGCATATCCACGGACAGATGGAGGAACGGGGCGGGCACCGAGAGGAAGTCTTTGTCGACACTCACGATCACACCCTCACCAGCGCAGGCATCCATAGCGAGGAGGTCATCCGCCTCCAGCCTGTCAGACATCTGAGCCCCCAGGTCGAGGACGTACTCCTTGAGGCGGGCGAACGCCAAGGGCTTGCGGTCCTTGCGGTTGCCCTTGTAGTCCTTCCAGATATCCTTGCGCCAGTTACTGGAGCCGGAGATGTACAGCGCGTGGCCGTCCACCGTGGACCCGAAGGATGCGACATCAGCCAGCAGGTCAGTGAGGATCCTGTGGAACTTGTCCTTGGCTTCCTCGAAGCTGGAGAAGAGAACGTGGTGGTCTTCACCAAAGATCTCCTCACGCTCCACCGCCTTAGTGGCCCGGTGGATTAGCACATCTGCGTCAATTAGTAGTTTCATCGTTCAGTTGGATGCCGTACTCGGCGGCGATTTGAGAAGCCAAGGCGTTATCACCAACGCCCTGGTAAAGGTAGAGGAACGCACGGCACGCCCCTTCCAGGTCATCGCCCAGTTTACCGATGGCCTTGTTGCAGTTGTTGCACAAAATCCCACGCACCCTACCAGAGTGGTGATCGTGATCCACACACGCTGACCTGCTACGGCTAGTGTGATCCAGCATCGAGAGGCACAGCCAACAGCGGCCCTCGTACTTGTCCTCCAGTTCTTCACGCTCCTCGGGTGACAGACCATAGAGGGTACGGGTCTGGGCTTCAGACTTACAGGTTCGGCAGTAGGACTGTAGACCATCCTGTGCTCTCCTGTCTTTGGCGAAAGCGGTGTAGGCTTTCAGCCCCTTACATTTGTAACAGCGTTTTTTCATCAGTGAGTATCAAGCCAAGAAGCTCCGAACTGCACATCGCAGCGGAGTGGGATACGAACACCCAGTGCAGACTGGGTATCCTCAAAGGCGAGGGTGAACGCACGCGCGTACTCCTCTTCGAGACCAGGGCGCAGAGCAGCCTGGACTTCATCATGTACATGCAAGAGCGGGCGGACATCCTCGCCCCACTTGATGCCCATCTCCTCGCACCGCTCACGCAGCAGCACGAACTGCCACCGCATGACCACAGCCCCGGCGGACTGGAGCAGGGAGTTGAGGGCCGAGTGCTTCGAGCGGATAGCCACACGCCTACCGTCGAGGGATGTGATAGCACCAGCCTTACGGCGGAAGTGCTCAAGCCCACGGAGCAGCGGATCCATGCCCTGGATCTGTTGGGACCAAGCGCCACGGATCCGTCGACCGAGGCGGTAGTCACCGCCAGCCAACTTGCCGAGGTGGTCATCACCGGCCCCGTATGCCACGGCGTAGGTCAAAGTCTTCCCGTCACTCCTGGATATGTTGACCCCGATGGAGTTATACAGATCCGCGAACATCTGGTGAATGTCACCCTCGTCGACGATCTCCCCGAACCTACCCTCATCCCACTTCGCAAGGTAGTGAGCCAGCATCCGCAGCTCCAGACCAGAGGCATCACCACCAGCCATGACGTAGCCCTCGTCGGGCTTGAACAGACTGCGGATCTCCTTGCCCCACGGCTTGCGTACTGAGCAGGGGTTGCCGAGGTTCGGCTTCGAGTGGGAGCAGCGGTGGGTGATGGTCCCGATGTGCATCGTGCGACCGTGGATCCTACCGTCCACCAGCATGTTGAGGTAGCTGCCCCTCCCCTCTTCAAGGATGCCGATGCGGGCCTTCACGATGTAGAGTTCAGCAGCCCACTTGGCCTCAGGGTAGAGGCTACCCAGATCCATGAGGACTTCCTCAACCATAGCGGGCCGGGTCTCCCTCTCGTCCGTGAACTTCTGCGGGACCCACCCGTACTTCTGCTCCAGCCTACGGGCCAGCTCCAGCCGTGAGCCGGGGTTGAAGTCTACCAACTTGTGGTCGACCATCTCCCCCTCCTCGTTGCGGCGCATGGTGCGCTTACCAGTACGTGCGTTGATCTTGTAGAACTGCTTCTTCGGAGGGAACGCCTCGTGCAGCAGGGCCTCAAGCTCCAGCTTCCGTGGGTACAGCTTGGCGAGAAGCTCCTCGGCCTCACGCTCATCGAACCGGATGCCGCGCTCCTGCATAGCCTCCAGTTCCTGGGACCACTCCTGCTCCAGGTCAAGGGTGGTGTACCCCATAGCCTTGAAGTCAGGCATCAGTGGGAGGAGGTGCTCATACACAGCACGGCCCACCACCACATCTTGCTTACCGTAGTCCAGCATCTCCTGGTCGAGGACCATGAAGTCACCGGAGTAGTCGTCCTTCGCTACATCGAGGCGTCGACCCCAGGCTCGGAGGCCGTGGCTTCCGATGTACCTGCGGTCTGGCCCATCAGTGAATCGCGAATAGTCCTGTTCACGGAGGTCCGAGTACGCGAGTCGACTAGCGACGAGAGTGTCAACCACATCCGCAGTGTCTTTGAGTCCCTTGAGCCTTCGCAGATGCGGGAGGTCAAAGCCAAGAATATTGTGACCAACCAACGTCTCTGCCTCTTCAAGGATCCGCAGCCCGTCCGCAAGCGAACCATCTCGCTCCAGCTCAGGGTCATCGTGGTAGGCTTCGACCCCTCCATCAGGGTCATCGAGATTACTGAGGGTGATGAGGTGGACATGGTTGATGTCGGGAAGGGGGTTAGTCTCGATGTCAAATACGACGGTCTTGTACACGTTTGATGATCTCCTCTGCTGCGCGTTCGATGGTGCTGTTATTATTGATGACTGCATCGGCACAGCCCAGGAGCTTGCCGGTGTTGATCTCTGATTGATGTTCGTTGATCTTACCTCTGCCCTCGCGGCTGATGGCGATGATGAAGCCACCGCAGTTCCGCTGGACGTAGGCGAGTTCGTTGAAGTACCGGATGTCCGTGAACACCGCCTTCTTTGGGATGCCTGTCTCCTCTACACGGTGGACCCAGAACTCCCGGTCGATACCACGCAAGGTCTCCCCCAGGTTCTGGAGCTTCTCGCGGGTGTAAGCGTAGCCTCGTCTCTTGTAGTAGTCGAGCAGTTTGTAGCTGCCCTTGTACGTGGGGTCGAGGTCCAGCAGCATCTGCTTGACGGCATCCCCGAACGCGATGCGCTCGTACCCGTGGTTGGACACAAGCTCCTGGGCGATGGCATCCTTCCCGGTGCCGGGGTATCCGATGAAACCGATGGCGCTCATGAGAAGTCACTCCCCTCGAACTCGTGGTGAGAGAGCAGGCGTCCGGTCTCTTCGTTGTACTTCAGCTTCCCGGCTGGGCCTGTCCGCCCAGTGTACCTGTTCTTCAGTACCCGAAGCTGGGAGACATGGCGCTCGTCCTCGTCCTCGGTCTGCTGGTCACGCTCCAGTCCGATCACCATGTCGGAGAGCTGGGCCAGTGCAGCAGAGCCACGCAGTTGGGAGAGGGAGACACCGCCCCCGTCCTCATGCCCCTTGCCTTGCGGGCGCTTGAGGTGGGAGACGAGGAACAGCAGGATGCCGCACTCCTCCACGATCTTACGGAGCCGAGTCATCAGCCCGTCGATAGCCTTGCGCTCATCGTCGGTGTCCATCGCGGAGATCACGATACTCACGTGGTCGAGGATGATGACCCTGGTGTCCAGGCCCTTGGCGATGTACCGCAGCAGGGCACACAGTTCGTCGATGTCAGACCAAGCGAAGCCATCGAATACCCATAGCTTGTCGCCCCACTCTTTGTGAGCAGCCTTCACCAGCGGGACGGTGTGCTCACCGTGCTCAATGATGAGCGGCTTGTTGGCGTGGGCTGTGTAGATACCACGGGTGGTGCGGTACGGGTCAGCCTCCAGTGCGAGGACTGCCACGTTCTCACCGAGGCTGAGACAGTGTGCGGCCATCTCATTGCACAGTGTGGACTTACCCACCCCGCTACCTGCGGTGAGCATCACCAGTTCCCTCGCTCGCATCCCTCCCGTGAGGCGGTTCAGGTCATCGTAGGGGTACGGCCCCACTTCCTGAACGTA